ACAATCCCAAATTCTATTCCATCCATTATCAACCATATTTTCCCATTCTGTTTTATTGGGGTCAAATGTATCTAGTTTTTTGGGTAGTTCAGATTTTCTGAAATTGAAACGGTGATATATTTCACCTGTTTTGATATAATTATTTTTAAAATACCAGTAATTAGGAGCACTGTCATGGGTATGAGTAAAGCCTAAATTAAAATATAAATCTCCAGTTGACCATCTTTTATCTGCATAAGTTACGATTTTAGATGGTTTATAATTCCTTTCAAAATATTTTAGAAGCTTAGAAGCTCCACCTATAACATAAAAATGGAAATTACCACAGTATCTAGAAAGTTCCCATTCACCCTCTTCACTACTTTTCTTACCCATAGCTATTCTACGTTTACAAAATGTCATAACAGAAACTAACTTATTATTATAAAACAACCCTAATTTAACCGATGCTTTATCATTTCCTTGAAGATGATATTTATTTAAGAACTTAGATTTTAAAGATGTATCTATCTCTTTAACTTCACATTTTCTACCATGAATTTTCCTTTTATTAATACCAAGAATAGAATTTAATTTTGATTTGATTATAGGTAAAGAATTAATAAATTCATTTTCGTTTATATGAATAAGTTTAATTCCCTTATCTAAACAAGCTTTAGTTTTATTAAGATGATAGTTCTTGTCTTTTCCTTTTAATTCAGAGTGCCAATATATACCATTAACTTCAATTGCAATGTTATAATCAGGGAGGTAGAAATCAAGCTCATATGGTTTGATTTTTGATTTATTCTTACTAGTATATTTTATTTTCTTTTTTATTATATAATCTTCTATAGTTTGCTCATAGGAAGAATAATTATTTGCACATTTCGGACAATTATCACCAAAATACATATGATTATGCGGCATTTGCCAAAATGATCCATGTTTGGGACATATAATTTCAACCTTTTCTTTCATGCTATTAAAAATAACATTAGAATAATCATACTTCCCATTATGTTTTCTCGTTGATCTTTTTATAAAAATATCTTCACTTACTAAACCATCTCTATTTTTCCATCTATATTTTTTCCCACATTCTGGGCACCCACGACCTTTTAAATGATGATTTGGGGTTTGAAAAAAAGAACCATGTTCTGGACAAATAATTTCAACAATATTTTTACTATGGGTATAATTAACGTTATTGTAATCATATTTGTCACCATGTATTTTTTTAAATCTATGGATAATATCAATAGCTTTATTTTTTATTTTGCTTTCTGATATTCTCTTCTCTCTACATTTTGGACAACCTTGGGCTAATTTCGATATATGGTTACACGCCTTTTGTTCAAATTCACCATGTATTGGGCATATGATAACAATTTTATCATGCATTTTACTATATATTGTCTTAGAATAATCATATTTTCCACAATGTATTGATTTTGCACGTTCTATAAAAATTTCTGTTGTTAATTTTCTCCTCATATAAATTTAAATATATATTATCATATATATTTAAATTTGTCAATATATTTTATAAAAAAGCCCCACAAATTGTGGAGCTTTTTTTGTTAATTATATATCTGATTTATCCTATAATTTCTTGAAAATCAGCATCTTGTCGTGTCGCAAAGAAATCTACCAAAATATATTCGCTAATTTCCTGTGGTTTTATGTAAACGTCCACTTTTAATTGATTCTGTCCAATAATTTCATCTGTGTTGTTTCGTTCACTACAAACAATTATATAATCCCTCACACCACTTTTATTTTTAACTGTTTCAAATAGAGGTTCAAGAACATTAATAACTTGAGTTCTAGTAAATAAATTATTAGGTTCAAATACAAAATATTTAACAGTTCTCTTGGTTGCTTTTTCAAGATATAAGAACACCCTACGTACATTAATTTTACCAAATGAACTTGGTTTGGATAATAATGTTTTTTGACCAAATGTTGTAAAACCTTCATTAGGGTCAAACATAACAGGGTTGATAGAATTCGTATATAACTGATCTCTTTCCCTTCGTTTTGGATATATAGCAATATCGTTAATATTGCTATTAATACCTCTGGTGTAACCAGCAGGGGCATCCCAAACATTATCCATATTAGCCATTAGACTAGCGGCAAATCCAGAATAAGGTACCCACACTTGTTTATTAACATTTTCATCAAACACCTTAACCCAATTAGCATATGTTGCAGCATAGCTGGTGTTTGCTGCTTTAAATTGGTGATAAAGAGGCCAGTAAATATATTGACTAAATGATTTTGGAACAGCATTTCCTTCAATATCCGTATAGGTTTGATTCAATACTCGTGAATTTTCACCTGTAATAAATATTTGACGAATTGGGTCAGCGATAAACATACAATCTTTACGACGTTTTTCACAGAATGTATTAAATGGTGTAAAGATTGCATTATAATTAACAAATGTTTCATCAACATCTAGAGCACCTGATGTTTGTTGTCTCATTCCACTTAATGAGTCCCATACTGATGTTTCATCGTATGTTGGTTTAGTTGCAGATAACGTTGAACTAGCTGTTGATGTATATATTGTTCCTAAACCACCCTCTACAACAAGGTCAAGTTCAAATAAATCAGGATTTTCAACCAAATCAAGAACACGTTCAATCTTTGATGGAACCGCCCCAATTGTTTTATCACTACCACGAGAATTTTGGAATACACCTACTGGGTATAGTTCATTAGCATATTCAGAAGATGGTATTGATGATAGAGCAGTACCCTCTACGCTAGTTTCTGTAAGAACTCTTAGTGATTTAACTGGTTCATTGGAGTTAATATCTAATGTAAATACGCTTTGTAGATTTGGATTTACAAAGAAACGAACATTATTACTTACATTATCAACAGTTTCCAAGAAAACACTTTGATTTGACCCACCTGTTGGATTTTGTAATTCTCTATCAGGATCAAATGAGCCTAAATATGACTCCATAAGAGCATATGAAAGAGAAATTTCAGAATTATTAAATGGTGTTTTTCTTAGCTTAAATAGACCAATTGAAATCATGTCATCAAAAGCATCAATACCAATATTAAATGATGGGATGCTTTCCATAACTTCCGAAATACTATCAACATTAGAATTTGTTGAAGAAAGTTCAAAATCTAATCTAATATCTGGTATTTCAACATAGCTTTGTGAGTTATCGCCAGTATTATTAATAGATTGGATTGCGGTAACATCGGTATACGGTGAACCTGGGTCTGTATTAATATTATCAGAGATACCAAGATAATATCCCTCAAACTGTTCATTGATAGTTGTTTTACCAGTATTTAAAACAACTAAGCCAGCATAACCCATACCTGAAAGAGATGTATAATCTACACCATCTTCTTTACCAAACAAATCTTGCCATACAATTTCATCATTTATAATTGATTCATATTCGGCTCTTGTAAGTTCAAGATGGTAAGGCTTTGCTAAATAAAAACTATTAATGCTAGTTGAAGATGCGCTCAACCCACTCGCTGATAGTGTACTATAATCTGTTGAACCATCTTCTGGAATAGCTGGATATACCAGAGCACTATAATGATCTTCAGTAAAAATACTGCCAGAAGAACTACCATAAGGAAGTCTTGAGAAATAAATATTAGCGGGAGAATTAAATAAAGCTTTAACTGAGTGGTAAGCATATCTCTCTGCTGCTGTAGTTGGTTTACCATAAACAGATTCATATTCTGATATTGAAGTAAGTTGCAATACCTCATCAGTTGGTCCCTGATTGGTAAATCCCATCGCTAAAACACCAACACCTGTTGGTGAATTTACACGTAAAGAAAGATCGACTTCATTAATTTGAACACCTGGACTTTGAATATATTGTTGAGCCATAATTTAAATTTAGTTTTAATTATTTATACTTTCCTAATGAGAAAAATAACAGAACCTATTATTGTTTAGATTTAAATTATTGTATCATGTTTTTTTCGAAGTTTTATCATACCAAAAAGAATAAAGTCTCTTTAAAAACTTATTTTTACTAATATTATCTAGATTTTTAATAAGTTCAGGTGATGTTTTATTAAAATAATATAAGAACTCTTCTTTAAACTTATCAAAACTATCAAATCTATCATTTTTAAAGTAATTTCTATAATTAGTGAAAAATTGAATCAAATATGCCTGTATTTCTTCATCATTATTATAATATTCATCGTCCTTATAATCAATATAATTACTTCGTTTATATAAAAATTGATTATATTTATTATCAAGATAATGAGCAAATTCATGAATAAATACGCCTCTATCAATAAATTTAGTGATATATTTTTTAAAATAATTGAAAAAATCTAACTCATTCTCTATTTTTATTAATTTTTTATAATATGAATTATCAACATATAAATATGGTGATAATATAATGGTATTTACAATCGGATCATATAATCCCATGAAATCATCATTAAGTTCTGATGCAACTTCTATCGTTAATTGTTCACCTAACTCCTTTAATGAGAACATTAGCCCAACTATTTGCGTTTTACTGTCGTTTGTTATAAAAGATATTTTATCGTTTGTTGGTATATCTATACTTCTAACATATTTAATCATATTAACATACATATCTGCCGCATATTTAATATTAATATGATCGCTTTCTCTCTCTAACAATAAAATATCTTTAATTATGTTATTTAATTTATTCATATTAGTGTTGCTGTAAAAAAGGTAAAACCAAACTCGAATCTCGATCTAATCTCTTCTGGAGATTCGTCATTATATTTTGGACTGGTTATTGAAACTGGAAATGCTCCTTCATAATCAAACCTTATAACTCTATTATTATACTCATCCAACCCAAATACTGTAAATTTAGCACTATAGTCCCTTAATGCTTCATGGGGTTCTCTCTCAGCATCATCGCTATAATTATAAAAGGAATTTTTTTCGTCATTTAATAAATTTAACCAATAATAGATTACCCACCAATTTCTAAATAAATTATCAACTTTAAAGTCTACAAATATATTTTCATATGTTTGCCTTGAATGTGAACTTATTTTTAATGCTTGCCCTGCATATTCTTGTGAAACGGCTGGAACAATAATATCTGGAACTGGTGTACCTTTAATTGTAAACTGTAGCGTATCAAAATCGATCTTTGTATTACTACGCTCTTCTGATTTTAATTTACGTAAAGCATCTGGTAGGGTTAAAACCATTATATATTTGTCAGACCTACCCTTATTAAGTATAGATTGCGTTATATCATAAGAATCTGGTATTGTTAAACTTTTTGAACTAATATCTTGCATTTTATATATTTAGTAGTTAATGTTTTAAATATCCAGCAGGTTCATAGCTACTCCAACCCCTACGAGCATCCTGTTCTGGTGTAAGCCAACCAATATCATTCATTTCTTGCATAAATGGGTCTATATTTTCATCACCTGAGAATATAAACGGGTCGGCACCATAATTATTTGATTTATCACCAAAACGTAATCTATAATTCTTACCATAAATATCATACAATGGTTTTATTACTAATGGTTTTTTCTCATCATCCCAAACTTCTACACTAAAATATTGTGTGACAACTCTTTCGTGGATACAAATTAATGCCCAATAAAGAGCATCAACCCTATCATCTTTATATGCACTACTTTTTTTAGACCACCTCTCATTCTTATGTCTAACAAATGTATTTAATTCTTTAAGGGTTTCTAATTCACGTAGGGTTATAACCTTTTTAGTTTTAAGGAAATCGAACATATTCATAACAGCTAAGTACTTAGTATTAGTTGATGCTGTTACACCCCTTAAATGACCATAATCCAACCTACCCTGTTTTTCAGCAAAATTAACTATACACGGATAACCATATGATTCGGCTAATAGTGTTACTACCACACCCCCACCACTATTGTTACGCTCTACCGCTATTGGTGGTTTACCCCAATGTTTCATTATATCATTAATATTTTTAGCAAAACCATTTGGGCCAACTTTATTAGTAACATATATTGCAACTTGTTCAATACTGGTTAAATTTGTAACATCTAATATTTGAACAACAGAATTACATTCATTTACACCCTCACCAACGTCAACACCAGCAACATATATACGATTTTCTAAATCTGGTTCTCTGAAAATCTTATAACCATCTATATTAGCTAATTCGATTCTTGGTTCAATACACTTAGCTGCTAATTCATTATATAGTTCCTCGTGTATATATGAGCCACTAGATTCTAAAAATTCACAACAATATTCTTGTCTAAAAAGTTCTTCACTACCAAGGTCTATAATTTGTTCCTGTTTAAATGTCTCACTTCTACCCCCTATATCATCCCACATAACTTTGAGATAGCCCCAAGGTGAATCGGGTTGTTGGGATTCGTTCCAAATTCTGTGAAAAAGATTTCCAACACCTTTTGGTGTAGAAGCCATCAATATTCTACCATTAGGGTCATTTGATATTGTGGGGCTTACAGATGACCAAAATGCATCTAACATATTATCATCAATGTGTGCAACCTCATCAATAATAAGACAGTTGAGTGAACTTCCTCGGGCTGCATCAGAACTAGTTGCTGCAATTTTTATACTAGAACCGTTTTTAAACTCTACAGATAATTTATTCCAACCCTTTGTCTCAGGTTTAATCCAATTAGGCATTTCTTCATATGCTATTTTTATACGCTCTAAAATTTCTTTAGCTGTATCAGATTTATTAGCAACAATCATAACTTTACGATATTCAAAGAATGTAATTAACCATACAGCGTAAATAGTCATAAGCGTAGTTTTACCCACCTGTCTGCTGGTATTAAATATAGTTTTCTTATAATCTTGAAATAATTTTAATCCCTCAATTTGATATTCCCTAAGTTTAATATTTTCTTTCCTACCAGATGTTATAATATAGAAAAAATTCTCAGCAAAGAATATAATATCTTTATGGCACCTTCTAATAACATCTACTCTATCTTTATCATAATCATAAACTGATCTTGCATCAGGTAAACTGTTATTCCCCATATAAGGTACTGTTTTATCACCCTTATATTTTTGGTTGACCTTCTTTACAAGCTCTTTATAATTTTTAGACATATTTTAATTATTTATAACGAATAATCAATCCAATCTTTTTTATAAATAATTAAAAAAAATTTTACTCGCAATATAAATAATTAAAATAACAAATTTTATTAATATGAAAACCAAAAAATCCAATACCGCTAAGAAACTAACTAAATTTGAAGCTTTATTCGAACGTGCTATAAACGAAAATAGCATGTTTGGTGATGACGAAGATGAAGTCATTGATGATTATGAAGGGGGCGAATCCTCTTTTGATGATACTTCAGAATTTAGCGACGAAGATGTAACAATTACTCTTACACAAAACCAAATTTCGGTTCTCAAAGAAATCCTAGCGCAAGTTGATGGTGGTGATGAAGAAAGTGATGAAGAAAGCGAAGACGAAGATATCGATGATATCGATGATATCGAAGAGCTAGAAAAAGAGGCTATTGAATCAGAAAAAGGCGTTTCAGCAGAAACCGCACGTAATCACACAAAATCCGGTAAGGCTGTTGACAACACTGGCGACCTTGAAAAAGAAACCGAAACCGAAGATGGCGAAGAAAAACAATACAAATTCGTTAAACGCACAAAACCACAAGAGTTGAAACATAAAACAACTAAGGGTTCTTAAAACTTTTTCACGGTATTAATATATCTTCTCCCTAATAAACCTCTCTTTATTGAGAGGTTTATTTTTTTAATATAATCAATAAATAATTAAAATGAATTTATTCGAATCAGTTATTGATTATACTCTTAAAAACTACTCTAGCGATGTATTCGATGACTATACATCAAATAACCCCAAATTAAAAGATGTTGTTAGAAACAAAATTATAAACGATATCTCAAAAATCAATAAAAAAATAAGCGTTGTTGATTTTTTTATTAAAGGTAGTATTTTAACCAAACAATACTCTAAAAAATCTGATATTGATGTATTTGTAAGAGTAAACACCAATTTATACACAGAAGAACAGCTAAAACGTATATTAAAACCAATTTGGGAAGAAATTGATAACACATATATCAAAGGAGTAACATATCCATTTCAATATTATATAACTCAGGAATCATATAATCTAGAGAATACAGAAGCAGCATATGATGTTAAAAATAATGAATGGATTAAAAGAATGTCCTCAAAAAATATAAATATTGATGAATATTACGATGATTTTAAAAAATATGTTGAAGAATTTAGTGATTTTAGTGAAGAATTGCGTAGAAATATGATTGATTATGAAATCATTAAAGATATACCAAAAGAAGAGTTAAACGGTTTAAAAGAAAAACTAGATAAAAAACTTACAGAAATTAATAATAATATTGCAAAACTTGCTGATACATATACAGAATTAAAAGATGCCAGAAATGAAGCATTTTCCGATAAAATGACGCCATCAGAGATTAAAAAATATGGAATTAAAACCCGTTTACCGGGAAATGTTGTATTTAAACTTATAGAACGATACCATTACTTAGATTTATATAGAAAAATTAAAAAAATCATTGGCGATGATGGTATACTATCTCATAATGAGTTCGAAAGTTTAAATTCAATACTAAAAACCAAATTAACCAATGAAAAAATCACATTCAAAAGTGTATTTGAAACAAAAGGTCGTGGGGATATGCAACATAAACCTAGACACCGCCAACAACAAACAAATGCTGGTTTAATTGGGCATGGTTCAAGAAAAAGCTTAAATATTGTACCAGATTACCAGAGAAATGATGGGGATAAAACAACCAATAAAGTAAATACAGCAAAACTTAACTCAAATATTATAAGAGTTAAAGCTGGCTCATCAGAGGCTAAAAAATTAGCCAAAAAATATAGAATTACCAACCCTATTGGTAAAAAAATCGTTGGTGGAAACCAATATAATAACGGAATTACAATAATTTTTGAAGAAACTATCGAACAAAAAATTAAACGAGTTAAAAAACATCTAAACGAATTGTAAAAATGGCTGATTGTAAATTTTTCACTCCTGTACTTGCTGAAAATTGCACATTTACGGAAGATTTAAGGTACCTTAATACCCAAAATAATAGTAATGAGCGCGAATTATATGCTAAGTATTTTCTCGAACAAATTGAACAGTGGGGCACTGAAGTAGAATATCAAGTAAATAACCATTTATTAAGCTCTGATAACACACTTTATGGTGAACATACAACTAGAATATTTGATAATCCTAAACCAATCATCATGTATGTTGCTTATAATGATGACAGTATAGTTCTTAACCAATTTGGTATAGAATCTATGGGTGATATCACAGCATTTATTTCAATTTCTTCATATAAAGCAACATTTGGGGAAGATGCTGAACCAAATTCTGGCGATTTGATACGTTTATCCGAATATGGTTCTACCAATAGACCTAATAACAGAGGTGCTGAAGTATTTGAAGTAACAAACCGTGATGATCAGATTATTAGCCAAACTGTTCCTCTAATTGGTCATTATGTTTGGATGATATGGGGTAAACGTTACGATTACTCTTACGAAAATAATGTTACACCAGAAAATACTCTTAATCAAGTTAATGATGATAACACCCTATACAGTGATTTAAGCGGGTCTGCTTCTCTTAGCAGCGTTACTGATAGGATTAACCCACCTATTGATGAAACTAACGATGATCTTGGTAAATTAATCTTTGATTATAGCAAAGATACAAAATCTAATGACTCTATTTATGGTGATTATTAAGAAAATCATTAAGAAACTCACTACTTATATTTTGAGTTTCAATCTCATTTGCTAAGATACTAAACCTATCTTCAATGTATAAAGATATATGATGGGGTTTTAGCCGTTTTCTTAATATAATATCAGAATCTATACCATAACGCTCACAATATTTGTTTATATTATAAATACATTCAAATAAACAAGCCCATTTTACACATTCATCATCACTTAAAATAATGTTATTCATTTAGATAATCTACCATTGCTTCCAATTTGCAAATAAATTCTTCATTATCTCCTTTAGATTCAAGCTTCAAATCAATAGTTGATAATAAACCCATAATTGAATTTATAATACCATTATCTATATGATCTAAAACTATACCATCAGTATAAGATTTTAACAAAAATTTTATAATATCAATAGGTGTACCATCTGCTAGATTTTCATATCTAGCAAATTGTTGAATTTCCGAGTATATAGACTTATATTTTTTGTTTTTATAAGCCCATTTAACTTTATTCATATTTGATATAGTATTTGCATCAAAAATTTTTATTTCTTCCGATGTTATTGATGATGATTTTTTCTCTATAAAATTATTATCGTTCATATGTTCATTCTTTATTTAAATTTTGTACAATATCCTCCGTTATCAAACCTTCAACAATCTCAGTTCTTTGGTGGTTTGTAATATTAACATCAATTTGATTTAGTGATTTACACCTTTCACACCTAAATTCATTGTTTTCACCCCATTTAACCACTGCAATATGTGGTTCATTACATACAGAACATTTCATACTAACCTTATTCGCGTCCATAGCGTTTAACCTATCAATCTCCATCCGATTCAATTTAAGTGTTGCTATAGTTCTTAATGTTAATGTAAATGTATATATAAAAATAAACTGAGCTACTGCTGAAACAGCAAACCACTCTAATGGATTATACCCAAACAAAAAACCAATACCTGCAAAAACAGCAGGGAATCCTAATAATATTAAAATATTTACTATCATATATTATATATTAACATTAATTTAAACAAATGTCAATATCAAAATTGAAGTTGATCTAATTTATGTATGATATCTGTATATTTTTCAGCAGACTTATTTATATCTTTTACAATATCCTTTATTAGTTCTCTCTTTTTATCATCTTCCTTAATAATGGGGTTATTATATGCTCTGATAAAATCATCCTTTAATTGATCTACTTGATCTGTTATAGCTAATATTCTCTCAAAGGTTGTTTGAACTTCATGTGGTAAAACATGTTTTGCTTTCTCAACATCACTTCTATCTGAACGTAATATGTCAACAAGAGACATTTGTGTTGGGTTTCTACGATTCTGCCAATCATACCCTGAATTTTGTCCTGGTACCTGATGATTAACTAAATCTTCTCTGATTATTTTTTCAATTAAATTACGTTTCATTTTAAATATTTATACCTTTTTTTATAAATATTTAAAACTAGTTAAATTATGTTTCACGAAAATATTGCAAAACAATTTATAAAACTTCTAGAACAAGAAGATATAAGGGATAATGAATTCGATTCATTAGAAGATACGCCCGAACAATCACAAGACGCCTTTGAGGATACACTTGATGATGGTACCAATCCAGACGATTATAACATCAACCCAAATGATGTAAGAAAGATTGGTAGAATGAATGTAGCTGAAGCTCGTAAATGGATTAAAATCCTTAACGACTTTGCAGATTTAATCAATGATATGGATAATAAAGACTCTCTAAATAATTTCCTCAATAGAGTTGATAGAGAAGGTTCAGCATTTCGTGGTATTGTTCGCTCGCAAGGTAAACGTATTACCCGTATTGCTGAAGAAGCAGCAGCTATGTCTCAAGTATTAGAATCATATGTTAGTGGATATGATAAAAAAGAACGTGAACTAGTACAACAATTTCCAAATCTTAAAGCATAAATGAACTTAAACAGATTGCAGAAAAACATTACAAATTAAACTAAAATGAAATACACAAACGACGATAGAGAAAACATTAGCAATGCGTATGGGCAAGTTCTGTTAAAAGAACAAGAACTACGCGAAAAAGAACGTAAGCATACCATCAAAGAAGAAAATTTCTTTGATGGTACTGAAGATGAGGCCGACCGCATTGATGGAGATTTAGATTACTCTGGTGATGAAGATATTATTGGTGGCGGCGAAGACCTTGATAGTGATGGGTTAGGAGATAGATTAGAAGAAAAGGTATTTACCCATCTTGAACAAATTCTTGGCGATAGCTTTCGTACACAATGTAGCGAAGTTCAAAATAAATTTGACCTATCAGAAGAAGAATTTTGTGAATTCTTTAAAGCATGGTTTGATAAGAACCATGTTATGAGCCACCTTCAACAAGATTCTATCTAGATTTAAATAAATTTCTTAATTGATTATTTAGATTTTCTGAATTCAGTTTAAAAAAATCAGGACGCTCCTTCATTAAATTCCCTAAGATAAAATCTTTGGGAATTTCTTTTTTTGATGATATCATTATAATATCATTAAAATCTTTACATACTGAACCAACAGATTTTGGCCATTGAAAAACCTTTTCGCCCATATTGTATAGTGATACAGTTTTTTGTTTAGCTGTTTCATCCAAATATGGGGAATCTAAAATCCATATTCGTTGATGCATTGGGTACATGCTTAATTGCGATTTTTGCTTATTTGTAAGAAAAAAGTCACCACTTTCTGTTATTCCTGATAAACATGTACCATTTTTAACAAACATGCTATCTATTGCACCCTCAAATATAAAAATATACGGTATATCTTCAATTATATTGTCAAAATTAAACAAACTTCTCTCTGAGTCAACTTTGCTTAAATATTTTTGACTATCATCATCAACTAATCTTCTACTCTGATACCAAACAATCTTACCACAATCGTAATAAGGTATAATTAATCTATTTCTATGAATATAATCATCAAGCGATAAATAAAATGTTTTAGGTCGATTTGGAGCAATATCAAGCTTTCTTGTTTTAATATAATCTAAAGCCAATTTAACAACCTCATTGTCAGAATAATAATCAACCTGTGTTTTATCAAAAAGATTGATACAATTATCAGGAAGTGGTGATTCTAACTTTTCAATTTTTTGCTCCAATTTAACAAAATGGTTGTTACATATAGTTTTTGGTATAATATCATAATCTTTGGATTCTTCCATAACCTCACCATAGGTCATGCCTGTCATTTTCATTATAAAACCAGCAGAATTTGAGTTATACCCACAATTAAAACATGACATGGTACTACCTTCATCCTCTTTTGATGGATTATAATAGAACCTAGCCTTCTTACCCCAAGAAGAACCTTCCATACAAACGGGGCAACACCCATTTAATACACCATTTCGTTTGGCCTTAACCTTACCAACATATTGATATATATATTGGGTAACATAATCTACAGGTAAACCTTTACTCACATACCAATAATATACTAAACAAAAGCAATTGTCAAGGGCTTTTTTTTGACTCTCTAAGCATATCTTTAGCAAAATATCTATTACACCTTGGGCAAATATAACGAACCTCTGTCACAAGCTCCTTACCAATAGTTCTAGGTTGCATCTTTTTACCCTGAGCAGATGACCCGCAAAAATTACACTGTCTATTTAAATTTAACATTTTAATTATTTATCTGTTCAATTAATAATTGCAAATCTTTTTTTAAATTTGTCCCCCCATTAAATAATTGCTCCCACTCAGTATAATCATCAACATATTCGTCAATACCAATCTTATCTATTGCTTCAAAAAACAATTCCATGTTTGGTTCTATCATAATATCTTGCTTTTCGTAAAACTCAGCCTCTTCTGGATATGTTTTTAAACCATATTGTAATGATATAATTTTTATATTCCTTTTTATAATTTCTTGACCATCTACATCAAGACTATTATAATTTTCCCTAAAGTTTCTCACAAATTTTCCACTTTTCACCTTACCATATCCATGAATCCCTCTAATGTTATCCGAACTATCTCCCATAATACTTTTATATAGAACATAATTTTCATTAGATACCCCGCCATTATATTCAATAGAATTATGTTCATTAATTACAAGGTCTTTAATTGGATTATAAATACATAAACCACTGAATAAATCAAATAACTGATAAAAATCGCTATCGGTTGATACAATAATATTTTCATCTGCTACATATTTCTTACAAAGATAATAGATAATATCATCAGCCTCTAATTTATCAGCCTTGATATTAGTTAAACCTAGTGTGGAATTAATATACCACAATAATTTATCAAATTTGTGTATATCAGCACTTTTAGATTTGTCCCTTGTTTCTTTGTATTCTACAACATCTTGTCTAAAATTCTTGAACTTATAATTTCTAATATCCCAAGCTACATAAGTTCTGTCAGGCATAAATTTTTCAACAAATCGTTTAATGTTTTGAACATATGTTACAAAATGCGAATAATCATCACCATCACTATTAATATATTTCTTCTTTTGTGACGAATGGTATGTTCTGTGTAGGAGATTACCCCCGTCTATTATAAGATTCTTCATAATATTTAATAGTCTCTTTTAATTTTTCTGTAAAATAATCCGCATTATTATCAATAATTGGAATATTATATTTATTTTTAAGCTTATTAAGCTTTGATATATCTATAGAATATTTAAAATCATGCCCAAGTCTCGCATTTGGAACAAATTTTATAATATCATCTGATTTACCTAAAATATCTAAGATTTTTTTAACTAAATCTATATTTGACATTGGATATCCACCACCAACATTGTAAATTTGTCCTGATTTTCCATGTTTAGCGACTGTTATAATATCCTTTACATGGTCATCAACATGAACCCACTCTCTAATTTGCTCGCCCTTATCATATACAGGTATATCATCACCCACTAAAGCGTTTGTAATAACTTTTGGTATCAATTTATCTTCATATTGATTCTTACCATAATTATTGGCACATCTAGTTATAACAACATCCATCCCATACATTTTAATATATGCATTTACTATCATTTCAGATGATGCTTTTGTTGCAGAATATATAGATGATGGATTATATTTAGCTGTTTCTTTAGCTGGTTTATTAACAGACCCCACAACTTCATCTGTACTAACATGAATGACCCTCTCTACACCCATTTTTCGGGATAGTTCAAGCATTTGCATAACTCCCATAACATTTGAGTATATAAATGGCTCAGGTGTCGAAATAGACCTGTCTACATGACTCTCTGCTGCAAAATTAAACAAATAATCAAATGGTAGCTTTTCAATCTCCCTATTTTTAACAAAATTTAAAGAAATATCAATATCAATATGATATATTTCTTGATATTTTGTACGACAATCCTTTACATTTTTGATATTTGATCCAACACCCTTATAATCTAAATTAAGAAGCTTGAAATTATCATAATTGTCAATAAGATAATTTATAAAGTTTGAACCAATAAATCCAAATCCACCAGTCATTAATATTTTTTTACCATCCATAACTATAATTCTGTGAAATCATGAAAAATATAAAATTACATTCTTTTCTTGGTTCAACGACCGTTCCAATGAACTCAACCATATGTTTAAAATTCTTTTAAATTCACTATTTTTCAATATATTTATTATCTGCTATTACACCTTAAAAGAAAGCTCACCGTTCCTTTTATATTAATAAATTGACTACATTAAATCCCCAATATCGCCACCTAAACCATTCATATTTTTATTAAAATGCATTATATATTTCCCAATAGCTGAAATTATAGCATCATTATCCTTTTGTGTTTTTGAACTATCAATAACAATAGAATCCCCATTTATATCATAACCTATAACAATAAATGGGGACATATATTGTTCTAGGGTCGAAGCAATAGTTTCTGCATGGAGATTTTTGCTTGCTTTGTGGTCTTCAACTGGTGGTAATTCGGCAATTTTCTTTAACAATTTCTCTATAGCATCTTCTTCAAAATCTTCATTATCTTTTCTTTTATCGCTCATTTTAATTATTTATTGAGTATTTGGAATATTTCAACAAATTACTCAATAAGTTCCTAGAATATTTCGATCATAAAGGTGTTGCATAAAAGTCTCAAAAGAATCTGTTTTTAATTTTATATTACCTTTACAATATTGATTACTATCATAAAATTCAAACCAAACATCTCCAATCTCCTCATAATTTTCTAAACATGTACAGTATATAGAAGCATTATGAGGCTCAATCATAATAGTAAACTTTCTATGATCCCCTTCATTATACGCATCCATAATCTTCCAAACAACATATCCATTATCTCGAAGCCGTTTAATTAAATAAGATTGTGTACTAATATTGTTTTTCATTTTACTAAATGTCCTATAAGATATTTTAGTTCAACACCTTCAACAGTTGCTTCTGCATAACAATAACTATCTGTTGAAGTTAATTTAAAATCAATACCCTTATGATGAGATAAAACTTTAATAAAATCAACATCAATAATGAAAGATGAAATTTTATTATCTGTAACAACTGTATCTGTAATAAATATACCAATTTCATCGGTATTTTGCTGCTGATTATCTGTTATACACGCATTAACGTTACCACCAGATATATCAAAATAAACTTTATCACTCTTATCTTTCTGTAATGCTTTAATTTTAAGCAGATTTGAAATATCTTCCGCCTTTAATATAAATGACAAGTTACTATCTAACTTTTTCGTGTTTATATTCTTAGTCATAGATGATAGAATAGTGTCATCAACCAAATAAATCTTAAATCTGAAATTTTTGCTCCTATATTTTAGGATATTTTGGTCATAGATTAATTCATCAGAACTATTTAATTCTGTTGCCATTTTAAGTAATGACCGAAATCTCTTAGCATCCATTATATTAATAGATGCTGATTTAATATTTGTTTCTATAGGTGATGAAAACGATACCCCAATTCGCTTGTCATCATTAATTGTAAAAAAACACGCTTTGAGTGTATCATTTTCAATTTGAAAAGGAACCTTATCTGAAATATATGCTATAGGTGATATAAAATTATTAATAATAGCATCTGTTAATTTAAAATAATCAGCCATTAATTTTCGCTTCTATTAGTGATTTAATAATCTTAATTTCTCTTAATATTGATTGTTGTTTTTTATTTATACTATCAACAATTTCATAAACATCTTCAACCGAAATATATTTTAAATCTAAACTTAGTTGTTTATCATCAATTGGTGTTGATGATAACTGACTAATATAATTAGTTTGTGACTTTACTTGTGAAGGATTTCCTATAATGGGTTTACGATTAAGCTCTGGTAAAATATCCTCACCAGCGTCTGAAATTTCTTTAGCATAATGTGATAATTCACTTATACTTAATTGAGGTAATGGTTGAGCCTCAGTAATATTAGGTTGCTGGTGGATAGACCCGCCACCAGCAACCTCCTCCCCATGTAAATAATCTTTAGCTAACTTATTTAACTTCTCGTTAGACCGTAAACCAGTTTTCTCATTACCCGAAGTTACTGATTTATCCAATCGACTAACTTCGGGTAAAATACCTCTTAGGAACTGTTTATATACGTCATCACTCATTTTTATTTACCTAAACCAGCTAAGATTTCATCAATATCTGACATATTGTTATCTGATGGTTCTTTCTTTTTGTGATTATCTACAGTTTCTTTTACTTCTTTTACTTCAACCTGTGTTTCTTCTGGTTCTTCGTTATTGTCAGTTTCCTCACTTTCATCTATATCACTAGAATCGGAAACTGAATCTAACATACTATTTACATCAACATCACTACCCTCATCCCTACAGATAAAATGTTTATCTAACATTTCCTGTCGCTCTTGTGTGGTTTTAATTGGGAAAAATGTTTTAAGATCATGGCACGAATCTAACAATTCGATAATTTTTTCCTTATTATCAGAAATACCATCAAGAGGTGATGGACTCATAAAATAAGATTGTGTATATTCAACACCCATTTTTTGCATATCCTTTGATGCAGAGGTTGAACTAATTTCCTTTCTTTTACAACGAATTTTAAGATTATGACCAGCTTCTGTTGGATCAAAGATTTTTGTACCATAATCAACAGCACGATCACCAAACAAATGGTCTTCAATAATACTTGCTAAAGTTTTAGGAAGCTGAATAACCATAACCTTTCCGTTATTGTCGGGATTGGCCTTGTCATCAACAACATAACAATTAACCAATGTTTTATAATCTGACCATAACGAACGAGCCTTAACCATATCGGGATGGGTTTTATCTAAATTACGAAGTTTAAGTTCTTCGGTCAACTTCTTTGAATATTCAGCAATAGGGTTCTCTTCATTACGACTAGCTGGCTCAATTGCTTCAACATATTTACCCATCGAGTCTTTGGAATATGACCGCCATCCTCGATACCAAACCTTATATAAACTATTGCCAATATCATCTTTCATCGGCAATAATCGCACAATACAATCCTTATCTGGCGTGAATTTTAACACATTATCGAGATAGCCCCCACTGCTTTTATTATAAGATGCCTTGATCTCATCGTGTAAGCTACCACCTAGAATATCATCTATATTTATCATAATTTTTCTATTTTTAAGTTTATTCAAATCTTACCATATTTTTTTATAGCTGTCAAGCATTTTTGTGAAATTTCTTTGCATTTTTTTGATGTCATATACATTCTGTACATATAATCGTAATTTATGTAAAGATCAGAGTATAACATATTTTTAAGCTCGCTGTCAACATCATTTTTAAGTTTATTCTTAAATTCATCAAATGCAAACAAAGTATATATACTAACAGAGTCTTCTTTTAAGTGCTGTAAAAATGAATATATACCATCTTTATAATTAATATAATCATCAATGGTTATACCCCTATCAGCACAAAAATGATATATGAAAGAAAATCCCGCCTTCATGCTATCAATATGAATATCTTCATCAGGATGAAGAGTTAACAATCTCTTTTTATAATCAACATAACATCTTAATGCCCTACGTTTATTATAAAAATCAAGATTATATGATTTTCTATCTTGCCATATCTCATATGGGGCACTTAAAAATTTCTCGATATTAATATAAGGGTAGTTATTAAAAAACCTTTCTAATTTTTGAATATCATCAAAATATTCAAATTTAGAAAAATCTTTCCTATACCTAAAAGGTCTATTCTCATACTTCGCTCTTACTTTTAGGTATGTATTATAAATATCCTTACCCTTGTTGGTTATTTCCATTTTGATTTATATATTTTTTAACATATTTACTGCGAATTATCGTCTCATCTATCTTCATAAATTCAAGGATAGCTTCTCGCTTGTCTTCGCAGCCACAATATTTAACATAAACATCTAATATATCATTATCCCTAAGAATCTCAACAAAAATCGACGGGAAATTCATTTTTTTATTTTTAACGAGACATACAAAGGTACAAAAATCTAATACCAGCCTATAAAACTCTTCATCTCTCAACTCTTCATATGGATTGTTGTCAAGAATATTCATATTTTTTTCATGTTTTTAGTTATTTCTAAAAAGTCATCTGTAATATCACCACTGCAAAAATCTTTAAACCCTTTAATATTTTTACAATATTTTTTACATAAATTATTTATGTCTTTTGCTCCTTTTGTCAAATTTTTCATATACACACGCTTATTCGATAAGTCAATTATAGATAAATTACTCAAAGTTTTAGCATATTTAAAATTATAATCCTCTAGATAAACTATTTTTGATAAAACAAAATAAAAACCATCATATTCATATATAGTTTGGCTCTGTTTATTAAATCTGCCTATATGTTCAGCTATAATAGGGTTGTACTCTCCTGTATTTTGATACCCGCAATTATAATATTTATAAAACTTATCAATATGTAAATTTCTAAATAAAATGCTTACAATATAAGACTCTTTTCCAAAACCACCCGTCATTAATTCCTTAAAATACTTAATATACTTTATTTTACTACTATCAAGTTTTCTAATCTTACTTTCAAATGAATGTAATACAAAATCAAATAGACATTCATACCCATCAATATCAGAATTGAATATTTTAAAGGTATAATCTGAAAATATTGATTGTAAATGTTCAGATTTTTCCATAGAAAATCCTATCACAAAAATTACAGAACCTTTATCAACAAATTCCATTAGAAATTCATCAACATCACTTTCAGTTTGATAATATGTTGCATATAAAGTATTCTGTGGTACATATCCAAACCATTCTAATAGAAATTGTGTAGATACGTATGTTAATTTTTTATTGACTATAAAATATATATTATTCATTTTAAAATTAATTTATTATATTCGATAAATTAGATTCAGCAAGCGTTTCAATTTGATTTTTTATTTGATCATTCATTTGTTTAGCATCATCGTCAAAAATATCATCAACCTCTCTAATTCTTAGGTAATTATCAAGTTCTAACATTTTTGTACCGAAATTTTCACCTATACGATTCTTGATTATACCTGTTCTAATCGTATTTGTCTCTGCATCCTCTTCTTCCCGCCATATAGATGCCATAAAGTCTGATGTATGCGCTATACCCATAGATTCAGATGTATTGTCAAGCTTAGGTTGATTTCCCGAAACCCCACTCCTATTTGCTTGTATAACTGAAACAAACGATACATTGTACTTATATGATAATGCCCTAACATCCTCAGCCAATCTCTTGCCAGCCTCATATAAACCGTTTGTATTAGTAGAACGCATTAAAGTAATATAATCCAAGAATACAATATCAAATTTCTTACCGCTCTTTTTAAGCTGACCAAGATACGAATCTAATTGATTAACGGTTAACTTTCCTGGCGGAAATTCTTTTAAAATAAGCGATGCATTAGGATTATCATCACGTAATTTCTTAATTTGTTTTCTAAATCTTTCCTCTTCATTCTTTAATTGGGAAAATTCAATAGATGTTAAATTACACGAAATACGCTGAGCATACAATTGCTCATCCATTTCTAGTGAAATAATAGGTAAGCATAGATTCTGTCTTAAACAATTTGTAGCAAGATTGCCTAATAGCATACTCTTACCAGAATTGGTGCCGCCCATCCATATATATAAAGCTCTACCGTTCTTATTAAAACCACCACCCAATTTTTCATCATAAAATGAAAAACCTGTTGATATTTTAGGTTGTGGTGTCTTTAACCATTCGATATGTTTATCCAACCCCTCAAAATAATCAAACCCAATATCAGTTATAATTGAAACACTACAAGCATCTTGTATTCGTTGAGCAATTTCTGAATGTTCTAATTCATCAAATCTTGATCCAACATCAAGAATTGTTGAAATAATACCCTTTTCTCTAACAAACGTTTCAGTTTGAGAAATCAAAATATCAATATCAACATCTGTGTCTAAACCTCTAAATGAATTTAACACATCAACAAACGCTCGTGTATCATCATCCGATGTTAACATCATTTTAATCTCAGAAAGATTAGGATGCTTCTTATATTCTCTATAATAACTGAGAATTTTCCTAAATATTGTAATTACCGATGTATCTGAAAAATATTTAAGGTCAATGTGATCTATAACACTGCTAAAATAATATTCATTCTTAATACATTGGAATAAAATCGTCTTTTCTAAAAAATCTTCGTTAATTTTCATTTTTAAACATATATTTAAATGTTTTTGGATATTCTATTAGTGAATCATCCCAATCACCCCAATCATCCCAATCATCACCATCTAATTTATACCAGTCACAATGAACTGAGAATTGTGGTTGTTTGCTTAGTAAACGAGCCCAATCCCAACCACTTAACTTTTCCCAACCACAATGAACTGAGAATTGTGGTTGTTTGCTTAGTAAACGATCCCAATCCCTACCCCCTAACTTTTCCCAATCACAATGAACTGAGAATTGTGGTTGTTTGCTTAGTAAATAAGACCAATCCCAACCCCATAATTTTACCCAGTCACAATGTATTGAGAATTGTGGTTGGTTGATTAGTAAACGAGACCATTCCTCACCACTATATTCATCTTTTTCTTTTATATTAAATATCACAAATTATCTACCATGCTAAATGTTATATTACCATCTGTATTTTTAACTATACGAAGCCTAAGCCTATTTTCTAATTCAGCTTTAATGTATCTAGGGTAATCATAATCGAAAAGGAATCTTTTTTCAAGAAAAAAATAACGAAAAAGTTTATCAGAAGTTGTTATAACGTTATTTGTATCAATTATCAACCTCATTATAATTAACGAGGTTGATAATAAACTAGAACAATAATATGATGGAACTGTTATATTCAATTGAAATTAAATAACTTGTCACATTCATCTAAATAATTAGGTTGAATCTCAATAAAATTAACTTTATCTCTTGGTAAACTTAAAATAAAAGGTGAATGGCAAGCAATAATTATTTGAAATTTATCAGAAAAATCTAAAAGAACATCTAAAAGCTTTTTCTGCTTTGGTAGACTAAGAGAACGTTCTGGTTCATCTAATAGTAGGGTAATTTTACCATCTTTATGTAAAGATTCCATATATTCTAGTTGATCTTTAACGTCCCCAAGCTTAGGATTAGGTTTAAGAGCGGGTGGGTTACCAACAACACTCAACATTTTATTAATTTTCTTCAATCTGTATTGTCCCGAAGATGGCTTATCAATCATAGCCTGAAAACGTTCAGCTTCTGTAGATAAACCATCTTCAGAAGTACCATCCTTTTGATAAAACCACACATTAGAATCTGCAATATCGCCAGAATTATAAAAAACTGGTGTACCATCCCAATCTACAATAGCTGGAAGCTTATCTGGTGTAAATGCCCTGTACCCATGTGGAAGTGGGTCTGGCGAAAGCATTTTTGGATCAACTAATGTGGTCCAACCAGCTACAGGTATTGAACAATAAGCTTTAAGAAATTTTAAAGCCACAGATTTTCCACAACCATTCGTTCCAAATGCGCAATTTAAACCATCCGTAAAGTTAAACTTTTTAGGAATATCTTTATATAGCTCCATTGGGAACCCATCAACAAACTCAATACTTTTAATCATATTTTATAATTTTTTAACATGTTTCTTTTTTGAATTATCATCATATTTTTCATATGCTTTCATTGAATCTAAAATACCAGACATATCTGTTTTTTCAACTTCACCACCAACATCAGCAGACATTTCGCTAAGTTTTGCTGTCTCTTTAATTACATCATGGTATAATTTAATTTTCTCATCTTTATCAGAACATTCATTAAATTTATCAGTTATATATTTAACTACAGCCTCTTGTTTAAGAATTCTATATTGCTGTTTATCAAAATGTTGTTTGTATTCCTCTTTCTCTTTTTGCATCTGTTTACTTGTATTAACAAGATCGTTCTCAAACGCTTTTTCAATAAAACTGCTAACATCATCTTCAGTTAAATTGCCGTTGGTAATTTCATTATTATTTATATAATTTGGATCATTCTTAGATAACTCATTTTCAATCTCTTCGGGTGTTTCATCATCTGCTGGTTCAGATGATGCATCAAAAAGCGCATCAAAAATACGAACACCATGAGATTCCATAAACGGTTTAGATATTGGTTTCTTTGTCTCACTATCAATCTGCGCATTACCGTCCCTGTCAACAACATATTCTTCACCATATAAATTGTCGCTACTAATATACTCCTTATCTGTATATTTTATTCCTTTTAATTTCCTTTTATTGCTCATAATTTATTTCTCCATTTATTCTTAAAATATTCATTACCTTTAGACCATTCAACATTATTAACATAACTAAGTCCATGAGATTTATGTACAACCCATATAGGATATGTTGTTATCTGTAAACCAGCCTTATGGGCGTCCAAACAAAAATTCAAATCATAAAAATGAAATTTTGATGGATTATTTTCATCAAATCTTACACCAGCTTTTTTTATATCCCGAGTGTTTATAGCAAAAAAACAACCATCAATAAGAATACATCTCTTTGGTGTAACACCAAAGTTAGTAACAAACCTCTCAATATTATTATCACCAATAGTATGTGCGACTGCACCACTCATACTATTATTATCACCCATTAAATGCCAAAGATTTTTATCTATAATCCTACATTTTCTATTTCCAGCAACCCCACAAATAGAATATGGTGAATCATCATTAAGAGCCTTATCTATTTTACCAACAATATTATTATCTTCTATATATAAATCATCATGTCTGAAAATTATATAATCAAACCAACTATCAGTACCCTCTACACAAGAATCTATTGCTTTATTATATAATAAAGATAGTGAATACATTCCACCATTAACATAATCTTCGTATACTATATTATCATTAGGTAACTGTGGTAATGTATTAAACTCACAGTCTTTTTTATATACTGTATATATTTTTATTTTTGGATCATGTACCATTATCCATGTACTTTATAACCAAATTCAATTTTAACTTTTTCATTTAATATAGGAAGAATTTTATCCCAAACTTCAGAATTTCTCTTCCAATCATTTAATGAACCCAACTTAATTTCCTCATCACCATCCTTTAAATAGTATGTTCTACCTTTACCAACATTCCCTTGAGCATCTTTAAGGTATAAAACATCATCAATCAACGGTAGCATCCCCTCTAATCCACTATATTTATCAATACCTGTTATATAATTTAAATATACTTCAACATTTTTATGTGGAATTGCTATTCTATTCTTTTGGGTAAAAAGTCGAATATTTTGACCAGTATATCCACCTTTTGTCATAATAGATTCAATATCAACATTGTTTTTAGCATCTTGCTTTTCCTTCTTAGCTGATACATGTATCATTACTGTTGAAATATATTCGATAGAATTACCACCACCCTGTTTCTTAAAAATAGATTCATACATTTGATTAGGGTCAGCAATTTCATGATTAATCATAATCATTGGGCATTTAGTCTTTGATACTTTACCCTTACCATTAAACCCCACAATTCATAAATATAAATCTGGACATT